ACTTCTGGACTTGGGCCAACAGCCCCTGGACAGGCGCAATATCTCAAAGACAGCGGCGGAGTGAAAAAACCCTTGGGTGTTACATTAGCCACACCAGTAGGATTGATGAATCCTTTCTTGGCATTGAATTATATCATAAGATCAGGACCACCAGCTTTTTAACAGAGTAAAACATGGCATATCAAATTAATAAAACTGACGGTACAATTGTAGCAACTGTGGCAGATGGACAGATTGACAGTCTTTCCACTGATATAACTCTTATAGGAAAAAATTACAGCGGATTCGGCGAAGCATTCAACGAAAACCTTATCAAATTGCTAGAGCATTTTTCCAGTACCACCGCACCCATACGTCCTATAAAAGGTCAAATATGGTATGACTCTAGTCAATCAAAATTAAAAGTCTACAACGGTGTTACTTTTGTTCCTGTAAGCTCAGCCACGGTATCAAGCTCTCAACCAACCACATTAGCCGCAGGCGATCTTTGGTATGACAACGTTGGGGAACAATTGTACTTTTTTGATGGTACTACGGCTGTGTTACTTGCACCGGCTTACAGCAGTGTGCAAGGTCTTAGTGGACTTAGAATTGACACTATTTTAGATACGCTTAATCAGACTAGAGTAATAACTAGTCTGTACAATAATGGTGTGTTGCTGGGAATTTTTTCCAAAGACAGTTTCACTCCTAAAATAGAAATTATAGGATTTACAGGCAGTATTGCACCTGGATTCAATGCAGGTTCCTTAACAAACTTTAAAATACGGGCAACCTGCACTAACAGTGACAGTTTAGGAGGCGCACCGGCAACCACGTATGTCCGAACTGATACATCCAATAGTATAAATGGGCAGTTACAGATCACCAGTGATTTGGGTGTGGTAGTAGGTTCAGCCGGTCAAGCAAATTTGTTTGTCAACTCTGGGAATGTTATATTAAGTAATTCCGCAACGGACAGAAATACTCAGTTTAGTGTACGTAAAGGCATCACGCAGGAAACAGCTGTTGAGATCAATGCATCTACAAGAACTGTGAGTTTGTATTCAGGGTTTATAGATAGTACAGTGACCACAGGTGGAGATCTATTAGTAAACGGAAATCTTACAGTCGAAGGCACAACCACAACTATAAACACTTCCACATTGTCAATAGAAGACAAAAATATCGTCATAGCTAACGTTGCTAGCCCTACAAATGTCACAGCCGATGGTGCAGGCATCACTATCAAAGCATCTACAGATAAAACCATCACCTACAACAACAGCAGCAATTGGCTTGACATATCCGAGACACTGAATTTGGCTGCTGGTCGAGCAGTATATATTGGTGGTACCAAGGTAATAGATGGCAACAGCCTAGGATCCTCTATCACAAGCATTCCGGGAGTCAGTTCCTTTGGAACACAGACTGTGGTCAACATTGGACCGGGTGCTCCTGCAGTCACTCAGCTGAGACTGGAAAATCACAGAATCAGCACTGTGAGCACAAATTTTGACATCGAATTAGAACCAGATGGCTCTGGAAATGTAGCACTGATTGGTTCGCCTAGAATTACCGGCATGCAAGACCCCATATCTGCTCAAGACGCTGCTACTAAAGAGTATGCAGATAACAAAGTGGAATCGAGACCTTTGATTTTTGCCATTGATTTGTCTGATGGTAAATCCAATACCTATATTATTACAAATATATTAAATAATCTTGCTCCTGTAGGCGAGTATAGAGCAGGCACATATGCTAGAATCTTGTGTAACTTGATCAGCAACAATGCTCAGTCTTTGGACATTAATTCGTTGCCACCGGCGTTTTCCACATCAGCATTTCTAACCAATCTAGGCGGAGCCAGTAGTCTAGCAATCACTAACATCAGTTTCCCTTCAGCTTCAATTGCGGCTGCAAGTATATCAGTAACAAGAATTATCAAAGAATTTCAAATAATTGGAGGAGTGTGGACATGGCAGTCAGATCTATCATTACCTCCATAATGAACTAGGAGCGGCATAAATGGCCTATGTAATAAACAAGTTTAGTGGTGAACAACTAGTGGTGTTGGCAGACGGCACCCTGGATACCACCACTAGTCTCGGATTAGTGGGTAGAAACTATGTAGGGTATGGAGAAACTCAGAATGAAAATTTTGTTTTTCTTCTAGAAAATTTTGCTAACGATTCACCGCCATCAAGACCATTAGTTGGTCAGATATGGTTTAATACCACGAATGACACAGCATATACATATGATGGATCCAATTGGAATCCAATTGGATCGGCTGCTGTTAGTTCAAGTGCTCCACCGAACACAAATTCCGGGGCGTTGTGGTTGAAAACTCCTATTAATCAACTATACGTATATACTGGAACAGAATGGAGATTCATAGGACCCGAGGCTGTAGAAGGATTCGGATCTACTAGAGCCCGAGCTGGATCTCTTGACGATAACACTGGTAATCCTAGACCCGTAATCTTTTTAGAAACCAATGGTACTGTATTTGCTATCTGCACCGCTGCTGCGTTTGTGATAAATCCCAGTAACTCAGTTGCTGAGTTCAGCAATACCTTACAGGTAGGAATTAATTTATCTGCCACAGCCAAGATCAATGGCAGCATCACAGGTAACGCTGCCACAGCTGATCAGTTATCAACAGCTAGATTAATCAACGGAGTACCATTTACAGCTGCATCAGATATCACAATCACAGCAAACACCGCCAATGCATTGAAAAAAGGTGATTATATTGTAGGATCAGATTTCAATGGTGCGGTAGAAAGAACATGGAGTGTGGATGCATCGTCCGCTAATCTCATAGGCAAGATAGTTGCTAGAAACGCACAAGGTGGATTTTCAGCAGGCACAATAACAGCAGATTTTGTCGGAAATCTCACAGGTAATGTAACAGCAACTAGCGGAATCAGTACTTTCAATACTGTTCAAGCCACACAATTTATTGGCGCACAGCTGTCTGGAAACGCGGCCACAACCACAAGATTAGCCACAGCTAGAACCATAAATGGTATAGGATTTGATGGATCTAACGACATCACAGTCACAGCCAGCGCCGGAACATTGACTGGTAATACTCTTAGCAACTCTGTGACATTGAGTTCACTAACACAAGTGGGTACATTGGATTCATTGACAGTTAATGACAGTGGTATATTTGTAGGCAGCGGAAGTCAGTTAAGACTGTCAGTAGACTCGAGTATACCTACAATTAGATCAGTCACCGGAAGATTGAATTTTGACATGGGACCAACTGGGCCAGACATAAACTTTGTAGACTCTGCAACATCGTTGAGTCTCGGCGGACCGTCATCCCCTGCGTTGATTGGTGATAACACCACTAACCTTGGCATTCCAGGATACAAATTCGGTAATATTTATGCAGACAATTTTTTTGGTAACGCCGATTCAGCTACTCTAGCCTTACGTGCAACTAATCTAGTAGGCGGCGGCCTTGGTGCTATACCCGTACAGACTAGCACAAGTAATACAGGCTTCTTGGGACTAGGTGCAGACAACTATGTGCTACGAGCCAGAACCGGTGGCCCAGCATGGGAACCACTGACCTTAGAGCAGTTGAACAAAGGCAGTTTTATCAACATGGTCAACAGCACTACCAGTGGTAGTGTAAATCTATTTAATTCATCTGTGCCTGTGACAATATCTGTAGATGCAACTTCAGCTAACACAGCCAGCAAAGTGGTAGCACGTGATGCTAACGGCAATTTTTCAGCAGGTACTATTACAGCTGCTTTTTTAGGTAGTGTTACTGGATCACTGACCGGTAATGCCAGCACAGCTACTCAATTACAGACTTCGAGGTTGATAAATGGAGTTGCGTTTAACGGCACCCAAGATATCACTATTACAGCCAATGATACTAATTCATTGGGGTTAGCGGGAGGTACAATGACAGGATATTTGACTCTTGTTGGAGCTCCTGTAAATGCTAATCATGCAGCGACTAAAACATATGTTGACAATAGATTTTCTGAATTAACATTTATCAGTGGGCAGCAATACAGCACGTCGGGATTTACTAATCAAGTTAATAGTTTTAATGATGATGCTAATTACTTTGATGTTTTTCCGCCAGCTGGTAAAAGCATGGCTAATCTAGTGGCGTTTATACCATCAATTAAGTTTATTTTTTTTGCCGGTGGAGTAAACGGAGACGATTCAATGAGATGCACGTATTCCTATCTCAGCGATAGAATCAGGGTATATGTGCAGAACACAGAACAGAGGTCTACACCTGCAGCAAACTATTTGGCAATTTGGAGATAATCATGCATTATGTTTGTATAGAAAATAACACCGTAGTGGCGATATTAAATTATCTACCTAGTGTTCCTAGCACTGTACGTCTGCAGGAAATCACAGATACTCAGGCCGATCAACTCAGAGCACAAACACATTACTTTGATATTGCTGATAATGCTGTTAAAACAGTAGCAGAGAATGTTGCAGTACAAAAGACAACGGAATTAGCCAACGCACAAGAACGCGAATTTTTAAACAACTCAGATTGGAAAATTCTTAGACATATAAGGCAGAAAGCACTGAATATCACCACCAGTCTATCAGATGCAGAGTACATACAACTTGAGCAGCAGCGTGAAGCCGCAGCAGCTCGAGTAGTATGACAGTAATAAATACAAGATATTAGGGGTCCATAGCATGGCATATGAAGTTAACAAATTTAATGGGATATTTATAACGTCTGTAGCTGACGGTACAATAGACACCACTACTGATCTTAGATTAGTGGGAAAAAATTACGCAGGCTACGGTGAAGTGCAGAATGAGAATTTTGTGCACCTATTAGAAAATTTTGCAAACATCACAGCACCGCCAAAAGCCATAACCGGACAAATTTGGTTCGACACAGCTGCAAAAAAACTCAAGTTCTATGATGGAGCCAAGTTCAAAACAGCAGGCGGGGCAGAAGCTAGTGCGTCTGCGCCCAGCGGATTATCAGTGGGAGATTTTTGGTGGGACACCGCTGCCAAACAATTATACACATATACCGGTACTGAATTCACATTAATTGGTCCTATTGCTAGCCCAGATCTGGGCACATCAATTATCAGCCCTGCAGTGGTATATGGAACATTGGCCACTGCAGAAGGTCCTCATACCATACTCAAAGTCATAGCAGATAATAAAACCATAGCTGTGATCAGCAAGACTGCATTCACTCTTGATCCCGCTAAGAATACCATTGACGATTTCACAGTAATCAAGAAAGGTATAACTCTAGTTAAATCACAGACTGGTGTATCTGCAGATGATTTTGTCTTTTGGGGCACTGCAAATAATGCCACTAGACTGGGAGGCTTCACAGCTGACCAGTACATTAAAACAGGTGAAAGTGCATTTATTTCAGAAGTTAGTTTTAGTGATCCTGGATTTCAAGTCGGTGATGGCAATGATCTTAGAATACGAGTCGAAGACGGTAGCGATGTGATTGTTGAAAATCGACTAGGTAATGATATAACATTTAGAATAACAGTGACAGATGTTACCGACGAAAGAGATATTGCTGTGGTAAAATCCACAGGGGTAGAACCTGGTATTACCAACGCCTATGCATTGGGGTCAACTACAAAACTGTGGAGCAATGTATATGCCACTACATTTAACGGCTCGTTAGTTGGCGCAGTAACTGGTAATACCATAGGCAGTCACAAAGGCAATGTTCTAGCCAATGACAACACCGCATTGATAGATGCGGCAACAAAACAAATAGGATTTGCTGGCGCTAACATTGTTGGTACTCTTACTGGATCAGTCACAGGGTCTGCTTCAACAGCAGTAAATGCTAGCCAATTAAATAATTTAGAGCCTAGTGCTACTGTGCCAGGATCAGCGATTTCGACAATAGCTGTGAGAAATTCTAGCGGTAATTTGGTTGCAAATCAATTTGTTGGTATTGCAGACAATGCTGATAGAACTTTTATTGATCGAACCAACGCAAGAGTCGATGTTGCATGGAATGACAGCACTGCTAGCACACAGTATAGAACTGCAAGACTTACTGCAACTTCATATAGTATTGCAGCAAGAGATGTTAGTGGTAATATCACAGCAAACATTTTCAATGGCACAGCCACTGCTGCTCGTTATGCTGATTTAGCAGAAAAATATCTGGCAGATCAAGATTATGTAGCAGGCACAGTGGTTATCGTAGGAGGTGCCAAAGAAATCACAGCTGGTGATATCAACACTCGAGCTATCGGAGTAGTAAGTGCAAATCCTGCTTTTATGATGAACAAAGACCTAGAAGGTGGAATCTATGTTGCTCTCAAAGGCAGGGTGCCATGCAAGGCCTACGGTTCAGTGCAGAAAGGCGATAGATTAATTGCTGGCCCAGGCGGAACAGCCATGGCAGCGCACGGTAATTATGCCAATGTGTTTGCTATTGCCTTGGAATCGACTAGCACACAGATCGATAACACAATTGAAGTATTGGTGCTGTAATGACTAGCGGCACATCGGTACTTGCTTCGCAGTATGTGACTATACAAGACAAAGCGGAGTCTTTGTTAGGCACTGGATCTGCCACCAGAGGATATGGTCAGACAGTGCAGTCTGCAGATGTTTTTATTGGCAATTCAATTACCAAAGCACAATGGGATCTGTTGAGATTTGACGTTATCAATATAAAACTGCATCAGGATGGAGTAATTCCTCCGGTAGTTCAGGTTGCTGTTGGTGATCCGATCGGATTTGGGCCAGGCTCACCAAATACAAATTACGACATATTGTTAGAACAGGCCATTGCAAATAGATTCAATGTTGCCGACAATCAATCAGTAGTTACAGCCAAGGTCACACAGACATATAGCACTCCTTGGTCGACACAAGCACAGACCACGCTGACATGCAACTTTACAACCGCTACTGTGGCTAGACATTTTTTCAACAGCGGAGGAAAAATTAGAATCACACCTCTGTTCACCGCTGGTGCAGCAACCGCACAGGTCAACGCTTGGGTGAATTTTTTAGCCAGCGTCGGCACACGTAGTTTTGGAGCCGGTACAGATCCTATTATTAATTACTATACATTGACCAATGTATATCAAACATTCTATCAGGATTCACTAAGTAGTCCTTATTCTGCCAACAATTACAGACTAGAAGCCAAAACTGATGTTGCTGATAATTCCACAGGCACAGCTACCCAGGTGCAGATACGTATCACTCTGTCTGATTCGTATGTTGACCCATTTCCTGCAACCCCTCCCGGCGATTCTGTTGAAGGCACGTTGACTATAAATGTAGCTGAAGTCAAAGCTTCCGGATTGTTACAGCCATCAGGCAGTTTCACAGTCACAGGACCGTCGTATTCACTTTCAAGCATTGTAGCGTCATAATCTCTTAAATATTCTCATGCCAGCCGTTAATAGTACAATAGTCCAAGCAGACTACAATTCAATCAGAAACAAAGTTATTGCTGTGTTAGGCAACGGCAGTGGAAATTCTGGATATGGTCAACAAGCCAGAATAGTGTCTACGGCTGTGGCAGAAGGCACCAAAGTCACTATCAATGAGTGGGCAAATCTACGATTTGATATCATCAACGCCTACAAGCATATCAACGGATCTAATCCAGTTACAGCGGTAGTCTCAGAAGGCAATACTATTCGATATACCGGTTCATTTACTCCTGATACTGGAGCCGCCGACGTGCCGCAAAAGCAATATGATGATTGGGCAGACAATATCACAGCTACGAGATTCGGAATAGCCGGCAGCGAGTCAGCCACTACTGCGGTAACCACATCAAACAGAACCACAGCATGGGCTAGTCAATGCGAGTGTACCATACAGTTTTATTGGGCCAATGCCAATGATGCCAGATATTGGTTCAACAGTGGCGGTAAAATTAGGATCAGTGCCAATCGAACCGGCGGAGCAGGTACCGCTCAAAACACCAGTTGGACAACTCTGCTCAGTGCCGCAGGCACACAGAACTTCGGTGGCGCTGTGCCTAACACAGGCACCACCCCCAACGATGGAACCAATTGGTATAAAACCACTAGCACTTTCCAGACATTTTACCAAGCCACAGCCAGTAGTCCTTATGGATCTAACAACTATCGCCTACAAGCTAGATGTGTTGATGTGCCTTCAAACAGCGGAGGTACAGCAGCCAGTGGCGAAATACGAGTGTTGTTCACAGACGGATATACCGACTCAGGAGCAGGATTTAGTCCCAACCCACCACCGGGTGATGATATAGATGGTACTCTCTCTGTGAGTATTTCTACGCTATTTGCCACAGGTATCATGGTGCCTAGCAGCGCAGCATTCACAGTAGTTCAGCCTACAATTGCAATTGGCGCTGTCACTGGCTCGTAATTTTTCCACACCACATGGTTCTCTATAAATAAACTACGTAGTTTATCAAGGAGAACTCATGAACGAACAGTTGAAAGCTGTATTGGATTTTGCCAATTATCAGCAGACTTTTTCAATCCACAAAAAAATTCTCAAAGAACGCACAGCTGCCAAACTGATGTATGGTTTTTCTGGCGGCTTATTTACCATTGACAGAAATCTGTTGACATTTGTTGAAATGCTGTGTGTCAAAGGCAGAGTGTCTGGAATAGTACTGTTGGACAGCAACGAAAATCCCATATTGATAGAAAATCTAGAAGTGTTTCGTGATGAAATCTTTAGTAGATATTTTGAAGTTACCAATGAATACTTTCAAGAATTTGATAAGATCAAGAAATCTAGATCTGTAGAAAAACTTATTTCACAATGACCAATGGCATTTTAATTTTCGCACATAATAATCGTGAAGTAGATTACGGATTATTAGCAGTGATCAGTGGCGGGCTTGCAAAAAAACACCTCCACGTACCAGTTTCATTGGTCACGGATCTCAGCACCAAGGAATGGTTGATCGAATCACACACATGGCAGCAGGTTGACACAGTATTCGAACATGTTATAATTGTTGATAAGCCTGTTACTAATAATCAACGTGGATTGCACGACGGTGTAATTAATAAAAAAATACCATTTTGCAATACCAATAGACATTCTGTATGGGACCTCACCCCCTATGATAGAACACTGCTGATAGACAGTGATTTTTTAATATTCAGTGATAATCTAAACAAATATTGGAACGTAGATGCCGACGTAATGATAGGTGATTCAATCAATGACATCTACAGCGAAGATAGACTAGGCTACCTTGATAGATATGTCTGTGAAACCAGTTGTAAAATGTATTGGGCAACCACAGTGATGTTCACAAAAAATTCACAATCCAAACTGTTTTTTGATACTGTAAATTTAGTCAAAGAAAATTACAAGCACTATGCTGATGTCTTTCGATTTGATCATAGACAGTATAGAAATGACATAGCGTTTAGCGTTGCCAAACACATGCTAGATGGATTTGAGAACATGCACACGCCAACACTGCCGCCTGTGTTATCGGTGATGGACAAAGACATACTCACAGCCGTCGACAAGGACAAATTGACATTCTTGATCGATTATCGATTGGATGCCACATATTGTGCAGCATCAGTGACTGGAGTTGATATACATGTGATGAATAAACAAAGTATATTAAGACATCAACAACAGCTAATGGAGTTGATATGAACTTTGGATATCTGTTGTTTGTATCACACAATGATGATATTGATTATCTCAAATGCGCCTATGCGCTAGCTTTGAGTATAAAAACCACACAAAAACCAGGTTATGACAGGGTGGCATTGGTAATTGACAACAAAAAATCGCTTGAAAAATTGTCAAGTCCGTGGGTGTTTGATACAGTGATCGAATGGGACCAAGAGAAATATTGGGATGGCAGATCATGGATGGACCAACTGTCTCCGTTTGATCACACAGTATGTCTTGATGCCGATATGTTGTTCCTACGAGACTACAGTCATTGGATTGATTATTTTATTGCCAACAGCGAATTGTATGTGGCCAATCAGATCTATACCTATAGGGGCGAAACAATCACAGACCGCACATATAGAAAAACCTTTGACAGAAACTGCCTGCCAGATTTATACTCCATGTGGACTTTTTTCTCTAAAGGATCTGTGCTGTGCCAAGAATTTTTTGAATTGGGCCGACAGATTATAAAAAATCCCCGTGAATTCACTAATCAGTTTTTAAATGAATACAGACCCAAAGTGGTTGGCACAGATGAGGCGTTTGCCCTAGCTGCTAAAATACTAGATATTACCGATGACATTGCGTACGATCTACCTTTTCCTCGGGTAGTTCATATGAAACCAATGTTGCAAAACTGGCCTTGGCCCGCCGACACCTGGAGCGACCATGTGGGATTTTATCTCAATGCAGATGCTAGATTAAAGATAGGAAATTTTCAACAGAATGATATTGTACATTATGTGGAAAAAAATAAAATCACAGATGAGTGTATACATATCTTGGAGACCAAAGCATGGAAACTATAGAAGATTTTGACAAATGGCTGAGAGAATACAAGCCACCAATCACACAGTACGTAGCGGTGTTTGATCCAAACACGGGCCAAGTGATCAGCGTGGGACCAGATCATGCTTTTGCAGATCAAAAGCACGTAGTACAGATATCACAAGAAATCGCTGAATCTATAATCACAGCTGAAACACAGATACACAACTGTCAAATAAATGTAGAGTCGGGACAGTTAGAGATAGCTGAAAAAAAGACACTAACCAAATTAGATGATGTGTTGCATAGAATTTCTGATATCAAATATTCAGAAGAACCTAAATCTGATATACATCTAACATATAATTCAAAAAGCAAATCTTTGAAAGTTCAGCTGTCTGCTGAGTATGGCGGCACCAAAAAACACAAAGGCAGTGTCAGAGCAAGAAACTTTATTTGGGACGGTACTACCGATATGGATTTTTTAATCACCGATTACAACGATCCCAACTTGATTTTTCAGATGTTTTCTGTTAAACTAAATGAACTAGTAGGTCATAGTGTAACAATTAAAAACATAGAATATGATAGATTCAGTGTGTATACAAGACGCCTATTTAAAAATTATATGATCGAATATAAATGAAAGTAATTGAGTTTGATGTTATTTTTCTAAGCTATGACGAGCCTAATGCTGATCTGCATTATGCAGATCTATGCAACAAAGTTCCTTGGGCCAAACGTATTCACGGTGTCAAAGGATCCGACCATGCTCACAAAGCCGCAGCAGAAGCTAGCGAAACAGATTGGTTTATCACAGTTGATGCTGACAACATTGTAGATCCTAGATTTTTTAACATCGACCTTGATATGAGCGATTCTAAGATACAGGTCTATGGTTGGTGCGGTAGAAATGCAATCAACGGATTACGCTACGGTAATGGTGGATTAAAAATCTGGCGTAAAGATTTTGTTCTCAATATGAAGACACACGAAAATTCCAACAGTGATCGTGGCCAGGTAGATTTTTGTTGGGAAGATGGATATAGAAATTTTCCATTAACATTTAGTGAGAGTATTATTACAGGTTCACCGTTCCAAGCATGGCGAGCAGGATTTCGTGAAGGTGTTAAAATGACCTTACTCGATGGTGTCAAAGTTCCTCCTATGGAAATTAAAGAACGCATATGGTGGCACAATATCCATAGACTGCGCATGTGGTCAACAGTTGGCGCTCACGAAGAAAACGGAATTTATGCTGTGTACGGTGCTAGATTGGGAACATGGATGGCTAACTGCACACAATGGAATTATGTCGATGTTCGAGATTTTGAAATCCTTAGAGATATCTATTTTCAATATGGTAAACCATATGAAGATGTCAGCGGCAGCGGCCTCATAGAAGAAATCGAGAATTTAGGTGAAAAAATAAAAATGGGGCTAGGATTAGATTGGCCGTTTCTTGATGCGCAGCAAAGTAAATTTACTTTAGATCTGTATAATGAAACAATGAATTTAAACGACACTTATTTTAAGATGCCGGTACCTGCGAATGTATGATATTTTTTATGTTTCAGCAAGCAACGGAAATGACAAAGACTGGAAAACAATAAAGTCTACATATCCTCTTGCTCAAAGACTCACAAACATAAAATCTTACGAAGAAATTCAATCTAAATCTTTTACAAAAATGTTCTGGATTATCTGGGACGATTTAGATTTAACTTCATTTAATTTACTAGATTACAAAGTTACCAAGTGGGACGACATGTATGTTCATGTTTTTAAAAACCATGAGCATTATGACGGAATTTGTTTATTTCCTAAATCATTAACAGTTTCCCAGAGAGAATTTTCTAATAGATTTTTTACAGATAAAAAAGAAATAGACATTGTTGCCAGTACGCCTAAAGGTTACGATAGGTTCGAAATAACAACCTATGATGATTATTTAAAGGCAGTAGACGAATCATCGACTGAAATGTTTTGGGCAATTTGGCCCGATGTTGATGTTAACATTAATTTTAAATTCGACTACAAAGTACCTAAGCACAATTCTACTATTGTACACATTTTTAAAAACAATGAGCACTACGATGGGATATGTTTATTTCCTAAAAATACAATTGTCTCTCGTAGAGAATTCTATCATAGATTTTTTACAGATAAAAAAGAAATAGATATTATTGCCAGCAAACCAAAACAATATAACAAATATTATCCTTCAACGTTTGAAGAATATCAAGAAATTACAGACGATATGTTTTGGGTAGTGTCTCCTGGAATTAAGGTTCTAAACGAAGAAATTTTTAATTTATATTTTAGTCATCACAACAGTTATGATCGTAGAGAAAATCATGTTTTTAAAAATCTGTGCAACGGTGAAGAGCTTTACCTAACTGGTGTGATTCTTTGCAGCAAATTTAAACCTTTAACCGAAAAAGAATTTGAAACACAATATGCTGTTGACAAAAAAGAACACGATTTAGTAGTTTGCAAATTTCAATATCCTGTATATACTATCAACAATTATGTTGAATATTTAGAAATTGTCAACACTGAAACACAAAAAATGTTCTGGTGTGTATGGCCAGAGATAGAAATAATAGATACAAATATTTTTGATTTTTACTTTAACCCCAACGACCTAACTTTTGATTATGATAGATCTGTAAATCATGTTTTTAAGAACTTGTGCAATGATAAAGAAACATACTTGTGTGGACTAGTTTTGTTTTCAAAAGAAAAAATTATTTCGGAACGAGAATTTAATCGTAGGTATTTAATTAACAAAAAAGAATATCCTTTAGTTGTTAGTCGGTATAGATACAACAAATACATTTTATCATCCTACGATGAATATATAGAAATTGCTAACAATGAACTACAGCCCATGTTCTGGGGAATATGGCCGGAAATAGAAGTTACTGATAACACAGTTTTTAATTTATACTTTGATCCCAATGATGGAAAGTATGATCACGATCGTAAAGAAAATCACACATTTAAACACATGTTTAACGACTCAGAAATTTATAACAATGGTGTTATTTTATTTTCTAAAGACAAACTTATTGGACAGAGAGAATTTAATCATAGATTTTTAATTGAGAAAAAAGAACATGATGTTCTAGCATCTAAGCATCATTTATATGACGTGGTGTTTATATCTTACAATGAAGCCAATGCTGAAGAAAATTATCTTAGATTGCTTGATACGTGCCCTAGAGCAAAACGAGTACATGGTGTAAAAGGCATTCACAATGCTCATATCAAAGCAGCAACATTGTGTGACACTGACATGATATGGATTGTTGACGGTGATGCTGTTATTGCAGATGATTTTAATTTTGATTTAGTCATGTCAAGCTATGATATAGATTGTGTACATGTATGGAGAAGTTGTAATCCTATTAACAATTTAGAATATGGTAACGGCGGAGTTAAGCTGTTACCTCGCCAGTTAACATTGAATATGGATACTAATACTTCTGACATGACAACTAGCATATCTAAAAAGTTCAAGGCTATGAATACTGTATCTAACATCAACTCGTTTAACACTGATGAATTTACCACGTGGCGCTCAGCATTTAGAGAATGTTGTAAATTGTCTAGTCGTACCATTGAAAGACAGTTCGAAGAAGAAACACAGCAACGCTTAGACATATGGTGTACTATAGGACATGATGCACAGTTTGGTGAGCATGCCATAGCAGGAGCAAAAGCAGGTCGCCAATATGGTTTAGAAAATAAAAACAATCTAGAAGAGTTAAGAAAAATAAATGACTTTGAATGGCTAAAGGAAAAATTCGATGCCTCTAAATGAAAACATAAAAGGCAACGAGTTGGTTAAAATTAATGGACGGTATCAGTCTAAATATTTTCACGATGCTGGAAAAGTGTTTGAAGAATTAAATGAAGTCAGTCCTAGTTTTTGTCTAGCAAAATGGTTTAATGTAAGTATACATATTCCAACTGGTCAAACACATAGTTGTTATCATCCCCGTAGTCATAAAGTTCCGTTAGAAGAAATTGCAGTAGATGTAAGCTCTCTACACAATACCAAACACAAAAAAGAACAACGCAAATTAATGCTGGAAGGCCAGCGACCAGACGAGTGCAATTTTTGTTGGCAAACTGAGGACAGTGGCAACCAACTAAGCGATCGTGCATACCGCAGCAAAGATGTCTATGAAGATGGTCTGATTGCGGAAGCTCAGGCATTGGGATTTGAAGGAAATGCAATACCTCGATATGTCGAAGTAAACTTTAATCAAGCCTGTAACTTTAAATGTAGTTATTGTAGTCCTCATCTAAGCACAGCTTGGCAGCAAGACATAGAACAAAACGGTGCTATCATTTTATCAGATCGCTGGCACAATGATATCACATGGGTAAAAAAACTCAATATCGATAACGGTCCTGATAATCCTTATCTAAAAGCGTTTTGGGAATGGATGCCGATAGTCTATCCGAAGCTACAAACGTTCCGAATGACTGGTGGTGAACCATTGATGGATAAAAACACCTTTAAAATGTTTGATTATGTACACGAGCACCCACATCCTGCCTTAAACCTGTCTATAACATCAAATTGCTGCCCGCCAGGAAATCAGTGGAATAAGTTCATGATATC